ATTCAATTCCTCGTATGCAGTCTCACTGGCCTCTTTCAAGGTTTTCAGCCAAGTAAGAATTGAAAGCTCACCTTTTTTGAATTGTAGGTCTTTTTCGTCAGAAACTGTTGCAATGTTGTTTATCGAAGCAATAATTTTATCAATGTCTTCAATTAAGTCTTTCCAACCATCCATTGAGAACAGATTGAACCTGTCCTCATAGTATTTCTGAAGCTCAGGAGTCAATTTATGCAGCCTCCAGCGCCGCGATACGGGCGGTCAGGGAAGTAATGAGTGTTTGTTGCTCTTGGATGGCTGCGGTCAAGGTTGCAATCAAAAAGCTAGTGTCGATGCCTTGGTAGATAGGGCTGCCATCAGCGTCTACAGCGTCTTTTGCGCCAGTTACACATTGAGGGACAATTTCAGCAAGTTCATGGGCAATGAAGCCCTCACCATCAGAGCCATCAACTTTCCACTTGTAGGTTACGGGCTTTAACGCGGCAATTTTGCTCAATGCGCCAGCCATTGGGATAACGTCTTCTTTTAGGCGGTAATCAGATGAAGTGTTGTAGGCAGTTGCAGATGCGGTTACAGAAATTGAACCTACATCGGAGCCTTGTCTACGGGTTCTTATTAGCGCGCCATCGCTGCCTGCTCTATTAAAAACAGCGGCTGTATCACCATTGCCAGTTGAAAAAATTTGGCTAGATGAACCGTCTGTCCAAAGAGAAATTCCTTTGGTATCACCCGACCCTGCTGGTGTTGTGCTTGTTGTTCCAACCATAACAATTCCGCTGGAGTCGATACGCATCCGTTCATTGTTTCCAGTAAACCAAGCATGGTATGAACTTGCTATGTTTTGCTGGTAAAAATCTCCCGAATCAAAGGAAAACAAAATATCGTTATTGCTAGAGCGGTATTTAATAAACCTATCTGCTCCTGCCCCTAGTGTGTAGCTAGAGTCAGAAGAGACGTTTACGCTTCCTGCAACATCTAGCTTGTATGCTGGCGAAGTAGTACCAATCCCCACGTTGCCGCTGGAGTCGATAGCCATCCTAATGGCGTTGGATGTCTGGTCGTAAAAAGCCAGCCTACCGCCGCCAACAGCACCAGACGAATTGTTGGTAGAGCCAATCCAATATTCAACTCCACCTGTTCCTGTATTGTTGATGGTTAATTTTGTTTCCGCGCTTGTACTTGTAAGCAGTTCAGAGCCTACGACATGCAACTTTGCACTTGGCGAACTTGTCCCAATCCCCACGTTGCCGCTGGAGTCAATACGCATAGCCTCCGAACCGCCTTCAGAGAAAGCAATGGTGTCAGCAGCGGGGAAGAAGATGCCGGTGTTGGTGTCACCTGATGTAGTGATGGCTGGGGCTGCTGCCGTTCCAGCTTGTACCGTTGTAACTCCAGTGGCAGATACAGTGGTAAACGCACCTGTTGTTGGAGTCGTTGCGCCCACTGTGCCGTTGATGTTAATGGACGCTGTTCCTGTCAAATTGGTGACTACACCAGAAGCTGGAGTGCCAAGTGCTGGAGTAGTTAAAACTGGGCTAGTCAGCGTTTTATTGGTAAGCGTGTCGGTAGTAGCGCGTCCAACCAATGTATCTGTTGATGTTGGTAGCGTCAGAGTACCAGTGTTGCTGATGGTGCTGATTACAGGAGCAGTCAGCGTCTTATTGGTCAGCGTATCGGTAGTTGCCTTGCCAACCAGGGTATCTGTAGCCGCAGGCAGGGTAAGAGTCGTAGTGCCAGCAACCGCAGTAGCTTGCAATGTCGTAGTGCCTGATGTTGACCCAGATAGGTCAATTGCATTCGGTTTAATTGTTACGGTAGTTGCCATGTGTTACCTCAAGTTACTATTTTTAAGTGTGTCTAGACTGCTTGAGCGCCGTTCATGTCAGCTTGGGCCATCACCCAAGCGTAGCACTTAGCTAAGAAAGTATCGCCCGTTTTAGCTTCTACTTCCGCCAGCGGGCAATGGTAACGACGAAAATCTACGTCTCGCGTGTCATCGTCGGTTGGTTGCGCTGCGTAACCAGCAACGTCAATCATTACGCTATGTCGGTTGTCTGCGCTGCGTGTACGGCTTACGGATGCCGTGACAACGCGAAAATAAGCCCCTGCAAATGGAACACCGTACTGCGAAGTAGAAAGGTCAAGTTGAATAGCCATGTTGTTCCTTATGCGTAAACAATTTCTGTGCTTTGGATGGTTGCAGCCCAGCGGATATTAGTGGCTGCTGCGCCCGTTGCTGTTACAGCTAACGCTCCGTTTGTGGTGTCTGCGGTGAGTGCAATAACCCACCCTGGAACATTGCTGATAGCTGTGACAGTAGAGGCCACCAAGGTCGTTGTTCCAGCATTGGCTTCTCTGCGTATTAAGCCCTCAACCTTCCAAGCTGCGGATGCTGTACCGCCAGCGGCTTGTTGCCGCGCTACGATGTTTCCTTCAAATGACATAGCCTGATTGTTGGACAGGACTAGCTGGTTGGTGGCGTTAGCGGTTGCGTTTGTTGAATTAAGAATTTTTGGTGTTGCATCTGTAGTAGCACCGAGCAACAAAATAAACCCTATTTGGCTTTGGCCTGACGAAGCAATCAAACTTCCGCTGAGGGCAATTTTGCCTGATTGCGCGGCAACTGCACCGTACCCAATTGCAATAGAGTTTGGAGATGATGCAGTAGTGCTGATACCAATTGCAATTGAATCAGTACCGCTTGCTACTGCATTATTCATCAGCGCAAGCGCCCGAGCTGCTGATGCTCTTGCTAGACCCGCCCCGATTGCTACAGAGTTGGCACTCTGCGCTCCATATGTGCTTGTATTATTTGCAATAGCAGCAGCAAAGCTATCTGTGCCTGATGCGTAAGAGCCGCCAAGGGCCATTGCACCTGAACCTGTAACGGCTTGTGCTCTTTGCCCACCAGAATTCATGCCAATTGCGCTTTGGTAGGTTGCTCCCGTATCTCCAGAAATGGCTAAAGAATAGTTACCTGATGCACTAGCAAAATACCCAAAAGCACTAGAACCAAGATTGTAAGCATTACAAATATAACCAGCCGCTAAACTAAACTGCCCAGCAGACCCACTGTTTGAGCCTATGGCTACTGAGCGGTCACCAGTTGCTGTTGGTCTAGTGCCGTTTACTCCAGAGTTATCAGCGTATAAACGCAATTTGCTTTTATTAACAATCCAGTTTGTCCCATCGCAAACAATCTGAGCGCCTTCACCAATTGATAAAACCAATGTTGTTTTAAAATCAATTGTTTCAGCACCAGCAGGGTCAATAGTAATTGTGTCTGTAGATGTTGTACTTGTATTCCAAATAGTTACATTAAACCCAGAACCCAGCGTAGCCGCAGCAGTCAGGCTCACCGTAAACGTGCCGCTGGTGCAGTTGATAACTGTGCCAAGGTCACCAGCAACAACCGTGTAAGCTGCTGTCTTATTGGAGATAGTTAGAGTAGAACCACCTCCACCAGCAGGCGTTGCCCAAGAACCATCTCCACGCCAAAAGGTTGTTGCAGAAGCTGATGTGCCTGAGTTGAGGTTGGTAACGGGAAGATTGCCAGTCACGCCAGTAGTTAGCGGCAAGCCTGTTGCGTTTGTTAAGACTGCGGAAGACGGTGTACCAAGTGCGGGTGTTACCAGTGTTGGCGAGTTTGACAACACGACATTGGTTGTTCCAGTGCTTGTGGTTACTCCCGTTCCGCCGTTGACTACTGGCAATGCCGTACCTGACAAACCAATTGCTAATGTGCCACTGGTCGTAATAGGTGAGCCAGTAACTGACAAAAATGCTGGTACTGTGGCGGAAACACTGGTGACTGTTCCACTTCCACCAGAAACACTCGCCCATGAGGTTACTGTGCCATTAGTAGTTAAATACTTACCGCTATTCCCTGTTTGGCTAGGAATGAGTGCATTTATCTGAGATTGAAGACTTGCGATAGAGTCTAAAACAGACTGAGAGGTACCACCACCATTGGTGATGACTTTAATTTTCTCTGCGACATCCATTGGGATGACTTCGCCAGCATTGATTTCACGACCATCACTAAGAACAATGGTTAACCCACCGTCAAAGTCAACAAATGCGTTGGCTACGCTTATGCCATCTTCACCATCTTTACCATCTTGTCCAGGAACTCCTGGCGGGCCTTGGACTCCATCAACTCCAATACGCCCATCTTGCCCGTCTTTGCCATCACGACCATCCTTGCCATCTCTGCCTTTTGCAATTGCGCTAACTTTAGTCTGCATAACATTGTTTAGCTCATCAAAACGAGTCTCAAGGTCAGATTTAATTTTTTTTAGACCTTGAACAACAACTTCTACGCTTTTTCCAAGTGTTGCGCTACGATTCTGCTCCAGCCTATCTGAGGCAGCTTTCTGAATTGCAGATGCCATAGCTATCTGCTCTTCAGCAGACATCTTTCCTACTTCTTCAAGGATATTCATTACTGCATTTCCGTAGTAATACGGTTAAGAAAGTCTTGTTCCATTTTTGAGCTTTTATCCTGCATCTGCAACTCAACAATTTTAGACTTGTTCTTGATGTCTGCCTCTTTAAGCATCAATTCAGCAATTTTTACACGCTTATCGAACTCGACTTGGTTTGCATCAGACTGTTGTGGCAGATTCTTGGTAGCAGCAGCCAATGCTTTAGCCTGCAATTCCTGCGGCATAAGCTGCGCTTCAGTGTTGAGCTTGTTGGCCTCTGCACGATTCTGCTCTGCTTGGGTCGTATTGACCGCAATCTGTGCCTGAGCAGCTTGAAGAGCCAACTGAGTCTTCATTTGCTCCATTTGCTGCGCCTGCGGGTCAGCTTGGCTCATTTGGTCAAGGGCCGCAATCATCTCAAAGCGATTACTCAGGCTGGAATTCTGGATGATGCCCTTCAAAATGATAGGCAGGACAGGTGTGTTCGGGCCAAGAGTCTGTAACAAGCCAATGAACTGCTGCTGCTCATGCTCACGGGCAATGATTCCCAGCGTAGCAGTCGGCAAAAAGTTCATGTCCACAGAGGGATAACGCTCTGGGTCAAACTGCATGAAGCGGAAAGCCGCCTTGTTGATGAACGGGATTAGGAAATCCTCTTGAAAGTTCACCAAAGTGCGTTTGTACCGCTTGATGATGGATGCAACCGCCATCGACATACCGCCTTGGCCCATGTCACGCGCACCATTGGACACCATGCCCTGTGAATCTAGCGTTCCAGTGCTTTGCAGCAGCATGCGCTCAAAGTCTTTGGCAGTGGCTAGGTTGTTGCCATCCGTATTGCCAAACTTGAATGGCATCAAAATCTCTGATGGATTGCCATTTGTCAGGAAAGCCTTTCCAGGCTTGACTTCAAACTTTGCTCCACGGGGCAAGCGGGTTGCATCTACTGCAATCATTGGTGATGTCGTTAATGCCAACGAGTCCAAGTGGCTGCGAACCTGAGCATCAATAGCTTTCTGCATATTGAAGGCTTTTTCCACAGTGCCACGACCCAGCAAACGATTCGGAACCGTATCATCTTGGTAGGCCAAGACGGGGCGGTCTTTCATCATATATGGGTTTTCTTCTGCTTTGAGTAGCAACCCATTGTTCGCAATGACTACGATTGCCTCTACCATGTCTTGGTATTCTTCGGCAACAGAGTCTTCGGGGAACAGAACTTCAACTTCCTCGTTTACCTTCTTCAGGTACTCTTGCGGAACCAGACCGTAGTAGGTCAGCAGTAGCACTTTTTCATCTTGGAACTGCACGACTTCTTGAGTAGGCTCAAGGTCTGTATCGTCATAGGTCGGCGTAATGTTTACCTTTCGGTAAATGCCACGTTCAATGCCACGCACGATTTTGTGGATAGAGACATACTTCTCAATGGCAACGCCCATACAGTCATCGACTGATGTCCCGTTCGGGTCAAAAAGGAAGTTTTTAGGGTTAACAGGGACAATCTTTACTCCAACGCGCTCTTTTTCAATAACGCCAATGGCAGCTTGCCCTGGTTGACCTGGAATTGGTTGCGTGGAAGGAGTGAACTCCTTTTCCATGCTGACAACAATTTCACCAATGCCAGTGCCATAGATTTCAGCCATCAGTTCTATCTGGTCGATAGATTTCCTGATTTTGTCCTTCTTAAAGTCTTCCATCATCTGCGCCTTTAGCGCAGCAACATC